GCTGAAAAGTTTTTCATGTAATAACATGCTTCAACTAGACTAGCATATAATAAAGCATTAGCACAGAATTGAGTATAATAATTTGTTGTTTTACCTGTGCTTAAAGTTGAAGGTTGTACTACATATTCTAATTCTACAACATTAGCAGATGTTGGTGTGGGTGCAATAATAATTTGATTATTTCTAAATTTAGCATAATATTTAGGCGTTCCTACAGAAGAACGTACAGGCCAATAATCTTCTGTAAATTCTTTTGTTCTTAATAATAATGAAACTCTACTTCCTCTAGAATTAATGTAATTAACATTTTTAATAATTAAGGTATTGGACGGAATAACAAGAAAAGGATCAGATGCAGTAAAATTACTAGTAGCATACTCAGTTAACCCTTCTGCATCAAGTTCACGAGTAATTCTATTTTCTGCTCTAGTAATAAAACTTTGAGTTGCAGCTACAAAATCTGTATCGTCATTTTCAAGAATATCTTGAATCTGTGCAGATAGAGTAGCAAAAGTCATCGTTGACATATTAAGCTGCCTTTCTTTCTATTGTCCAAGTAGGAGCCGCTCCTCCTGCTTCTCTACTCCAAAGACCAAACCCTGATTTATTATTTACTATAAAGGTTGCTGATTGACCTGTAATAGTAAAGTTTGCATCTCCAGTTACACTTAAAGTTCCATTTGCATATGTAGCTTGTTGTCCAGTAATAGAAACATCTGCACCAATTCTTGCAGAAGGACTACCTACAGAAAACTTTGCTTGTACTCCTGTAAGAGAAGTTATAGCCCCTGCATCTGCAACTATTTCTCCTAATTGATATGTTCCTACTTGTCCTGTAGGCGTTACAGCCGCTCCTCCTGTTACACTAACAGTTCCTTGAGAAAATTCTGCTTGTTGTCCATTAGGAATAACTGTATGGTGAACATTAATTTGTGGAGGAGTAAGTGCATAAGTAGCTTGAAGTCCACTAACACTAGTAACCATATCTCCTGTAATAGAAGGAGAACCAAGCCCATAAGTAGCTACTTGCCCTGTTGGTTGTCCTGTTGCCCCTGCAAAGATTGATAAACTACCTTGACTAGCGGTAATCTGTTGTCCTGTAACAGTAGTAACAACATTAACAGTCCCATGACCATAGGAAAAGTAACCATATTCGTAATTACCCCAACCAATAGTCATAGTTATTTACTCCTTTAAGCTAAACGTACAATAGAAGTAGAAGCTCCGCTAGAAGGCATTTGAACTGTAAATGTACCATTAGTAGCAGTTTTATCCCCACCAAAATCAATAACGGCTACAGTCTTATTTGACTTAGTAGCATTATAGATAAGGCAACCACGAGCCGTAAAGGTAGCACTAGTCCAAGATACATTATTAAAATTAACAATGCCAACTGTACCATCAACCGTTACACTAGTTACTGTTACAACCTTACCACCAGTAGCATATCCATTACCATTAGCAACTTGACCTGATGTTATATAAACAGAAGTTCCATTACTTAATGAAGCTACACTAGTATAAAGGGCTATTTTAAATTCAGCACTAGTAAAGTCATGTAGTCCTTTCAAGCTGTCTTCTTTAAATTTAACAGCAATTCCAGATGAGATAGCCATTTTATTTTTCCTTTCTTTTTATTAGGACGATGTAAACATTGTGATACTTGTTGGAACAAATGTAGTCATACTAGGTGTCCAAGTAGCATCTCCTGTTGTAGCAAGTACCACATCTGGTCTTGCGTCTTTTAAAACAATAAAGTTATCTATTCTTGGTGATTTATTTTGAGGATGATTTACAATTCCAAATGCCCCGTCAGATTCTCCAGGACCAACAAAACTCCCATCAGATTCTTCTATTCTATCAGCATAACGATATCTAAATCCACTCCTGTCTGATATAAACCACGATCTTATATTTCTTCCTGCCATAACTTAAACCCTAAAAAATGGCTTTACATATAAACTTTCTCTTTCTCTATCAGATTCAAATGCTTCTTTAAAAACTTGATCATAGATACTTTTAAGTAAAGCAATTCTTGATTCAGGTATTCCAGGTCTTTTTAAAGCCATTTTAAATGCAAGACCAGATGTTAATGCAGGAAGCATATGACTTGGAACATCTGCATTATATGTAGACCTACTACTGTCTTGTGTATATTCAAAATATCTATGTCTAAATACATAAGTCCCTACATCAGGGACAGGCCAAAAATAAACTAATGGTCCAGAGTCTGTTGTTGCTTGCACAGCATATTGAAGAGGTTTTCCTGATTGAGATTTATTAGGAATTTTTTCATATTCTGACATAGTAATTCTTGTCATTTCAAGATCATTAGAATCTTCTCGAATAGTAGCAATTAATATGTCAATTATATTATTATTAAGTTGAAAAGTTGATGTATCTGCTGATAAAGTCTCTACACCTAAATTTGTTTTCCAAAGAGAGTAACCACGATTTTGCCATTCACGCAAAAGCAAATCAAGACTTCGCCTAGCCTCTCTTGGGTCATCTCCAAGTGTTACTTCACCACCGATTTGAGAAATAGCTTCTTCAATGATTTCATCTATTTGTAGATTAAAACGAGTAGTTCCTGATGTAGCCATTTAAAAAGTTGTTATAAACAATTTAATATGAGAATCTACAGTAGCATGAATACCGTTTTTAAAATAGATGCCTGTATTACCACTATACGTTTGTGTAAAGCTACTAGCCCCACCACCTACAGAACTTAGTGAATCAAAATGCATTACAACATCACCTGGAGAACCATCAGCAGCAAGATTTTTTAATGTAAATCCTTGATCATTAGTCCCACTTTTACTTATAACAGTAAAGCCAGCGATACGCATAGAGTCTGCAACTACAGTTCCAGTAGCGGTAACAGTATGGGGAATTAAATTAATATTAGCCATATTCTGTTTACCTTTGTAAAAGTAGGTGGAGAGGCAACTTACGTTCCCCTCCACCCAGTTTTATAAAACACTAATGTTTATCATTAGTTTTTATTAGACTTCAGCACCCATCCACTGACGCCAATCAGACCAACCAAAGCTATAACGCTCACGAGCCTTAAAGCGAAGGTTGCCAGTGTCAAAGTCAGGCTCCATCTTAGTAGCAAGAGGTGCGCGAATAAACATCTTAGTTCCATTAGGAACATCAGTTTTCACGAACCAGTTGTTAGCGTCGGAGAAACGACGGTTAACATAGAAGCCTTGCGGAATGACACTCATATTACGGACAGGGTTGATATCGTTAGGGGCATAGTGACCCGTAGGATACGTAACCGAACCGTGAGGCAAACCAGCAGAGTTAAGAAGCTGATCGGTTTCAAAAGCAAGTTCAGGTGGGATGTGGATTGAAACGGGCGAAGCACCGATCATAATACCACGATCATCCTTCATCTTATGGATAGCCGTAACTGCCGTTTCAATAGTAGAAACAGAAATTGCAGACGTACCAATTTTAT